GTGAATCATAGTCTGTTGTGACATATGCCCCGCCGAGCTTCATTCGCGCGCTCATTTGTCCTGTTGTTGTTTCGGCAAAAATTCCTGAGCCGACCAACATATAAGCGTCATACGTGCTACTAAATGTTGTCTCTACGTCCACAGTTGCTGAATTGCTGGCGGTGACGGTGGAGAGCAGGACAAGCGCCCCAGACGCTGGGGCACCCCAAGCGCCATCACCACGCCAGAATGTAGAAGCCGAAGCAGAAGTTCCTGAGTTCAAATTTGTCACTGGCAAGTTGCCCGTTACCCCAGTGGTCAGCGGTAAACCTGTTGCATTGGTCAGCGTCCCGCTTGCAGGTGTGCCAAGGACAGGTGCAGTCAATACTGGGGCTGTCAGCGTCTTGTTGGTCAGCGTCTGTGTCCCGGTCAGCGTAACAGCAGTGCCGCCATTGCCGCCAATCTGTGCAAACACTTCCCAACTTGCTGTGCCAGAACTGTTGTAGACAAACTGAACAGACGCCCCGCTGATGTCGCAAACCAAGTCCTGCGCCACATCAGCAATATTGTTTCCATTGCGCCCTACGGTAAGGTTGTTTGTCCCCCAAGTACCCGCCGCATCAGCAACGATGACCTGATCTCCATTGGATGGAGACGCTGGCAGGGTGACAGTGAACGCCCCGGCAGTTGTGTTGGTCAGCACACCATCGTTGGCAGAGGCGGTGTAGTTGGATGTTTTGGTGGTGGTGTATGTAATGCCGCCAGCCGCTGGAGTGGTTGACTGCCAAGTCGTGCCGTTACTTGTCAGCACATTGCCCGTGGTGCTTGGCGCTACAAAGGTTGGTGTTGATGTGCCGTTGCCCAGAATGACGTTGTTGGCTGTAAGCGTGGCCAAGCCCGTACCGCCGTTGGCTACAGACACAAGCTGTGCGGCTGCAAATGTGATGGCGCCGGTCATGATGCCGCCAGAAAGGGCTAGGTACCCACTGGCCGGTAGGTAGGCAGCCAGCCAAGCCGAGCCGCTGTACACGCGCATCTCGCTGACCGTGGTGTTGAAATACAGAGCACCTGTCAGCAGTGCGTTGCCGTCATTGTCCAGAGCCGGGTCGGAAGCCTTTGCCCCAAGGTAGCGGTCATCAAACGAATCGAATGACGCAGCCGCGGCCGTGGCGCTGCCAGAGGCAGCCGTTGCACTGCCGGCCGCTGCCGTGGCGCTGTTGCCCGCGTTGGTCTCGCTTGTCGCCGCAGCAGAAGCCGAAGCCGCCGCGCTGGTCGCGCTGCCCAGAATGCTGTCTACGTAAAACTTGGTTGCGCCATCTTGGTTGGCCGTTGGGTCAGCCAAGCCGGTGATCTTGTTTGCGCCCATAGCAATGGCGCCTGACATCGTGCCGCCAGTTTTGGCCAGCAGACCAGACACCGTGGTGTCGACCTCAGTCTTGGTGTAGGCGTTGGTGATGCCGTAGCCCGCAAGGGTCGTCGGGTTTGTGCCGGCAGTCACGCGGCCGTAGGTGTCCACGGTCACAGACGTGTAGGTGCTGGCGCCGACCCCAGTGGTGGCCAAGTCGATATTGTCCGAGTTGACAACGATGCGGCTGCTGGACGCCGTGCCAACGTCCAAGGTGTTGCCGGTCTTGGTCAGACCCGCGCCAGCGGTGATCTGGCCAGCTCCTGAGAACTGGACCCAAGTCACCGCAGTTGATCCAAGGGTGCCCCCGGCGTCGATTGTGCAGACCCATCCGCTATCTGCGTTGGCCGTGCCGGATTCGACAAAGGTGAATGCCGACGTCAGTTCCACCCAAGTGTCGGCGTCGGTGGACCGGGCCCAAGTGCTGGCAGCCACCACGTAAATGCCGTTGTTGGCCGAAGTGCTTTGGTCTTTAACCAGCACCCGGTCGCCGGCAATTACTGCGACTCCGTCGATCGTCTGGGTGCCGGACAGGGTGATGCTGGCCGTGGTCGCAACAACGCAGGAGGCTTTTGCATCCAGCCCTTGTGCGGTGTTGTCAACGTAATTCTTGGTCGCCGCGTCTTGTGCGGCCGTAGGGTCGCCAAGGCCCGTGACCTTGCTGGTGCCCATGGCAATGGCGCCTGACATCGTGCCGCCAGCCAAAGCCAGTCTAAGGGCGTCTGCGGTGTCGACGTACCCTTTGTTGGCCGCGTCAGTGGCGCCAGACGGCGTACTCAGACCGGTGATCGTGCTGCCCGTGGCCGAGTTCATGTCCAGAGAGCCGTTGATGGTGACGTCGGCAAACGTCGACGTGCCGGTACTGGCGGTCACATTGCCGGTCAGGTCGCCTGTGACGTTGCCAATCACGTTGCCGGTCACACCGCCGGTGACGTTGCCGGTCAAGTTGCCAGTGAACCCGGAGCTGGCGCTGGCGGTGGTGAAGGCGCCTGTTGAAGCGGTCGTTCCGCCAATCGGAGTACCGTTTATCGTACCTCCAGTAATCACAACGCTGGAGCCGAGAATTGAGTTGCCGGTGACCGTCAGATTGGTAAAGGTGCCAGCCGCAGCCGTGGTCGCGCCGATCGGCGTGCTGTTCAGGGTAGATGAGGTGATGGCCAGAGACTGAAGCGCGGAGGACGCAATCAAAGCCGTGCCGGCCGAATTGACCATCGCCACCTTGTAACCGTTGGCGGCCAAGGTTGGAAGCAGGTCAAAACCAACGGTGATGTTCTCCAGCTCATTGCGCAGCGTCGCCGACGCACCGGGTGAGTTTGGAGTCGGGTACGTGGTGTGCGTGTAGTAGGGATTGCTCATCTGAGTCCTCGGCGTAATGTGTAGTGCACGATGACGCTGTTCACCGTGAAAGGCTGAAGGAGATCTGAGTTCGAGGAAATCCGAATGGCCATGTTTTCAGCGGTCCCGGTAACTTCGATTTCGGACGGCGAAACGTCAGATCCGTCCCACACGAAATTATCCCAAATCATCTCGTCCCAGTAGCTGGACCTCAAGTCGTTCTGGTAAGACAGATCGACAGGCTGGGTTATGGACTCCTTGCGGTAGCCCAAGTCGTATCCAAACTGGATTTCGGCGTAAGAGTCACCGGTTATCTCGACCGACGCCTTGCGGTACCGTTTCAAAACGCGTGGCGATTTCATTGAGTTGTAGACCAAGTTGATGTTGGCCGCAATGGTCCCGCCGTCAAAACTGGTCCCCGCGTCCATCTGGTAAACAAAGCCGTTTCCAGATCCAAAGAACTGCACCGTCCCGCCGCTGGGGGCCTCACCGTCAACGCAGCAGTTGATGGTGTGCGCAAACTGAACCGGCATGCTGCCGAGTAGGTTGGCGTTTGTGATGGTCAGGTACAGGGCGGAGCCGTCGGAGAAGAAAACCCGGTACTGGCCTTTGTCTCGGTTGACTGAGCTGCCAACGGCCAGTGCCCGGTGCGCTTCAATGAACGGCCGAATGTTCATGGTCAGCGAAGCTGGCACGAAGTTGCCGAAGTTCAACGATGTGCTCATGCTAATGACACCTCGGTCGTCAAGCACGTAGGACTGGTCCAAGTTCTGCGCGGTGTACGCGTAGCCGCCGGTGCCGGTGTTGAACGCTGACAGCTGGAATGTGGCTGAGCTTGTGCCGTACAAGACCGACGTGTCCTGACGCGTGTAAACGCCCAAGGCGCCGCTTGATTGGTTACCCGGCAGGATCAGCAGGTTGGTAATCTCTGCGTTCATGGCGATCTCGCCAGCGCCCAACAAAGGGGTCCATTGGTACGGATAGCCCAAAGCGCTGAATTGCAAAGAAGCGCCGAAGCTCAAAAACAAATGCTGCTTGTGGAAGCAAATGTGGTTGGGCGTATCCACGGTCATGCCGGTGCGAATGGGCACGTAAGTCGTGCCGTCAAATTCAAATGCGTTGTTCTTTCCGTCGCACCCGTACATTTTGTAGTTGGTCGTACCGCCGCCAAAGTTGGCAATCACGGTATCGTATCGGCCGCTGGGTGCCAAAGTGATTTGCACAGGCGCGGTCAAGACGTGCGCGTAGGTGGTAACACCGATTCGCAAATTCTCACCAACCGTAAAGGTCCCGGTAACGGTAGACAAAATCAATTGACCGGCCGCGTCACTCCCGGCCCAGCTGCCGTCTTCAAGAACCGTGCGGGCCACCACACACGTCGCCCCGCTGGACTGACCGGTCAAGGTGACGCCGTCTGCGATCGCCAAGACGCCGCTATCAAAAGACATGGTCTTGCCAAGGGTAACGGCAGTCCATCCCGAAGATGTCGACTTGTGCATGACCGAAGCTGTTGCACCGGCGTTGTTTCGCCATGCGTACAGGGTGCCGTTGTAGTAGCCCACGCCGAGCACGGATCCGGATCCCGGCACGGCGGTGATGTCGGCCCGGTAGCTGTCTGCGGCAAGGTTGCGGTAGGTCACGTCCAGCAGGCCGTCGGCTGATACCCCTTGCACATACGTGATGACGCCCACATTGGTCGAGCTCACCGAGATGCCTTCTGTGGACAAGAAGGTGCCGGTCTCTCGGGTAATAACCACGTCGTTGCCGGTCCGCGCGATGACCACGCCAGTAGCTGCGGATGACAAACCGACGATGGTGTTGCCAACGGCGACCGTGCCGGTCAGTGCGCAGACAAGAAGGTTGTAGACCGCGGCCGATGGGCTGGGCCTTCCGTCAAAGCGCTCGTATCCAGCGATGCGGGTGTAGCCGCCAGTGATTGAGCACTCGAAGTTGGCAGCCCGGCGGGCGATGCCCGGGGGCAATGAAAGAGTTGGGGTGACCTGATCCAAGCCGCCATTGAGGCGGATGAGATCGTAATTGACTCTGGGCGTGGTCAGTGGCATCTGGTCTCTTTAGGCAAGAGGCGGACCACTGACAACGGTTGGCAGCTGGTCGATGTCCAGACGATTCATCAAACGCTTGAATTCAAACTCGCCCCGCTGGTAAACCTCCGGAGCCGACTCATAACCGCCGTAAAACATCATGGCCCGGTAGACGATCATCATCTGGAACCGGGTGGGGAAGTAAGCGGAAGGCTCGTCAGTGGCCGCAGAGAACTCGGTGGGCTGCACGTAGTACTCGCCCACAACAACGTATGGTTGATCAGGGATCGAGCCAAAACCCAAGTTTTTATCAGGGTCAATTGTGATGACCACTGGCCTTGCATACGTTGTCCGCATGTTCCCGTACATGTACAGGTTGCGGAACGTCGTGTAGTCCATGTAGTTTGACAGCTGCTCGTCTTTGTAGTCTTGGCCTACAGACGAGATCCGCCAACTGTCACGTTTCCAGTTTCCGAAAGTGGTCCCCACACCGGCTTCGGTGGGGGTGTAGATTTGCTGTTGCGTGACCGTGTTGAACTGCACTGGCTGGCGCATCCACTGCCAATCTTCTTTGGCCGTCTGCACATCAACCCACGCGCTGTTAATCCACGCAGCGATCCGCGCGGACTCGCCTGTAAGGCCAGTGACGGTGACCAGAGGGGTGCCGGCGCCTGAGACGCCGCACTCCACCCTTGCGCGATTAATCAGCTGTAGGAAATTCACGTAGCTTCAGCCAATACGTTGGTGAGCCATGCGCGACCCCGGGGGTTTGCGTCTTCCATGAGCTCGAATGGGTAAGCCAAACCGTGACGCGCGACCATGTCGATCTGGTCAGGAGCCGCGGGATTGCGGGTGACTTGGCTGTACTTGGTCTCTTTCATGTGTGCCAAGATCTCAACGTACTTGCGGCGGACCGTAGTGGGCACGCCACGCATGATCGGCTGGTTGGTTCCGTTGCAGTTGAGGATCACGTGAGGAGCTTGGTTTTCATCGGTGCTGGAGTGAACCATCACGGTGACCATCTCGTTCATGAACATCTCGCTGGAAGCCAGTTCGCGCAGGTCGGGGACTCGCGAAACGGGATCAATCATCGGTGCGTCATCGTGGATCTCGATGCCAGCGATTACTTCTTTTTTTGCCATTCTCATTCTCCGTTGGGGTTAAAAAACTCTCTTGCCAAAAAGCAGACCACCCGAAGGTGGCCTGCGTAAAAACCTCTTCAAGGAGGATGGCAAATTACTGGGCCGAGCCGGGCATGTCCATGCAGTCGCTGAAGGTGTCAGTAACACCAGCAGCACCAAGGTCAGTCGAGCCGGGGGTAAACGTAGCAGACGAGCTGGTAACTACTTTGATCAAACCGACCAAAGTTGTACCGGCTGTGACCTGACCGGGCACTGGGCATGGATCGCCAGCGGCAACGATAGGACCTTGTGTGGTCGACACGGCGCCAGCGGCTGTGATCCACACGGCAAACAAGCAGGCTTGCGAGTTGCCCAAGGCGGTGCCGGCCGTGAAAGGCAGGTTGTCGGTAGCAGCTTTAGACTTGAAAATACCGTTGCTTGTGAAAGTCAAGGTGTTCGCAGTCTTGAAGGTGTTGGCGTCGGTGCCTTCAGCCAAGCCGGCAGCGGTCAGCGAGAGATAGCCACTATTGGCTTGTTCGATGTTGTAAGACATGATGAATTTCCTTTGTGAAGATTAGGAGACAGTTGCTGAGAACGGAGTTGCTTCCGTGCCAGTCGCAGCGGTGAACACGCGCACGGCGAAGGTGCCGGCAATTGCATCGATGATCTCGATGTGATCGCCAGCAAGGCCGCCCAGTGTTGTGCC